CGCGAACTCGGCGGGTTGCCCGAGGCCGAGCAACCCGAGGAAGCGCCGGCGCCGCCCGCACCGCCAGTGCCGCCGGCAGGCACGCCCGGGCCACCGGGGATAACGCAGGACCAGGCGGTGCCCGAGGATACTGGCCAGCAGGTCGCGACGGCCAAGCGGTCGGCGACGGATTTCATACGGGAGGGCAAAGCCCATGACGAAAGTGGACATCATCCGAGGGCGCATTGAACAACTCGCGGCGGCGGGGAGACTGTGGGGCGCGGAACTGCTCGCGGTGCGGCTGCGGGATCTCCAGGAATGCCCTAGGTGCGGCGGACAGATTCGCAAGGAGTTGGGCCGCACCACCGACCATTGCACCATGCGCTGCGCGTGCGGGTTCAGTGTGACGGTGCCGGCATGGGACCTGCACCGCAACCTGGTCGAGGGTAACGGCTTGCTGGCCGCGTGTGTGGCCGAGGAGCGGCGCAAGCAGCAGTTGCCCGCCCCCATGGCACCTACAGGCGCGGTGCGGGCCGAAAGGCCAGCGTGGCCCACTGGGGCTGCACCAAAGGAGGCCCTGGGGGCGGGGGCACCAGCGAAGGCGAGGGTGGCGACCCCGAGGCCGGCAATGGCGCCAAGCGCGCCGGCCGCGCCAGTCAGCGAGGGCGCATCGAGCGCCCGGAAAGGACACGAGGATGCCGTACACGCAGATCGCGTTGCCCCAGGCGATTGACCTGGTGCAGCGCACCAACCAGTGGAGCGATGAGGATGTGGCGGGGGCCGCCTCGGGCGCGGGGTTGCCCCAGGAGTTCTGCATTTCGCTCAAGCGGGTGCGCGAGATCAAGCGGTGGATGCCCGTCCAGCCTGGCGAGCATCTGCAGCTCGCGGTCGCCTACTACTTGCTGAACGGGTGGGATGAGACTCCGGGGGGCGGCCCCGAGGGACTTGCGCGTTGCCTTCAAACTCGCTGAGCGGAAAAGGAGACGTCCATGCCATATCCCAACGAACACGCCTGTCGGCTCAAGGCACCAGGGCAGTTCCCGATCATACGCCGGGAGCCGAAGCCACGCGACCACAAGGGCAAGGCGTACTACGTGATCTACGGCAAGAAGAGTGCCGCTTCTCCGATGCAGGAGCAAGCCTACCGCTATCCCAAGGACAAGTGGAACGCCGCGTCTGCGCAAGCCCACTGTGAGGCCCACAAAGGGATGGCATTTGAGGCGGCCAGCGAGAAAGCAACGGGCGGTGGAGGGTTCAGCTTCGGCTTCTACCGCATGGCGGCGGGAAGATAGCCAATGCCGGTCAAGGTGGGAGCGAAAGGCGGGGGCGGTTGCCCCGCGGGCAAGCCGTGGCCGATCATCGAAGTGGCCACCGGCAAGACCATTGCCTGCGCGACGACGAAGGCGAATGCTGAGGCGTCGGCCCGTGCACGCATGGCAGCGGCGCATGGCTGGACGCCGACAGGAAAGGAGCAGAAGATGCAACCGTTTTCGTTCGGAAGATTCCCGGTCGCCAAGGCCATGGCCTCAGGCGAGATGTCGTTCGACGAATTGCGCCAGGCCGTGCAAGAACAGATGCGGCCTCAAGCCGCACGGCCGCCGGAGCCGTGGGTGATCGAGATCTACGACAAGTTCGTGATCATCTCTCTGGGCGACAACCACTACGAGCGCCGCGCCTACAGCATCGGCACGGATGGCGAGGTCCAACTGGATGCCACGGGCACCCCCGTCGCGCGAGTGTGGGTCGAGGTGAAGGCCGCCTGATGGATGGAACCGAGCGCGTCCTGACCTGGCTGGCGATATTGGGGTTCTGGTCGGTGGCGATCTACGCGATCGCGACGCGGTGAGGTAATGAGGGAAGCCGATGGCTGACATGCGGTTCGAGGTGGCGGGGCGGACTTTCAACCGCCAGGTGGTGCTGCGGATCCTCAAGTTCAATCCCTACCATGAGCCGGCCGGCACCCCGATCGGAGGGCAGTTTGCATCGGGCCCTGGCGGGGCAGGTGGTCGGGCAACGGCACCGGCAGCCGCGCCCACGGCAGCAGGGCCCACGTTTGCTGCATCCACCGAGGGTGGCCAGCAGATCCTGATGATGTCCCACGAAGAACGGATTGGCAGAACGTCCCTTAGGGCGCGAGCTGGCACATCCAAAGAGACCTTGGAATCGGTCAGGAAAGTGCTGAAGGATGAAGCGCGCAAGGATCTCAACTGCGTGGATGTAGTCGAACTCTCGCCAGCCGAGGGCCGAGCCTTCAAGGCGGGAGGAAGGCAGTACAGCGAGGGCGGGCACTGGGATCGCATTTTCGGCAAGATAGTGCTCTACCGATGCGACCGCCCCGGTGATCCGAAATGGGTGCACGCCATGCTTGATCACGAAATAGGCCATGCCATCTATGAGCGGCGGGCGGGCTTGGGGCGATTCCAGGCTGCCTATGCCAAGCACGATGGTGTAACCTCCTACTCCAAGGCATGGGCAAAAGAGGGACCTGTGGGAGCCACGGAGACGTTCGCGGAATTGCGCGGCATTGCGATGGGCTCGACAAAAGCATCAGGGAAGATCCACCCCGACCTGCAAGCCGCCTTCGATGATCTATGGAAGGGCAAGGGCCACTGAGTTGCTATCGGTGATGAAGGGAGATGAGGATGCCTGAAAAGGTGACCACGCTGTTCTTCAACGACGTGCGCGAAGAGGTCCCTGCGGCCGAGGCTACCTTCGCCGAGCGGATCACTGTGGACGACCACGGCGTGGTCGTGAAGTCTGAGCTGTTTACCGTGGAGCCCGAAGAGCCCGTCGCAACCAGCAAGGGCGAGCGAGATGGGGGTGATTCGTCGCCACGGATGGGTAGTATCCTGAAGGCCGACGAGGACCAGCGGATCGTCTATGGGATCGTGTACGCGGCCGACGATGCGGCGATCGCGAAGTGGGCCGCGGACGGCAGCAAACCCGAGGACGCCCCCGACGTGGTGGACACCCAGGGCGAATGGGTCGGCGAGGCCACCCTGCGCAAGGCATTCGAGGGCTACATGCGCCACTACGCCGAGATGGCGATGGGCGAGGGCAAACTCCCCACCGGGGCCCAGCACCGGCGTCTCGCCAAGGGCGTGGTCATGCTCCAGAGTGCCCTCCTTGTGAAGGGGACATGCTGGCCGGACGCGGACTCGCCGGCCACTGAGGCGGCGCTCACGTGGGTGCGGGCCGACCATGTGGGCGACGGCGCCGAGGACCTGTGGAAGGCGATCAAGAAGCAGGAACTGACCGGGTACAGCATGGGCGGGAAGGCGACGCGGGCGACATGATGATGGGCCTGGCGGAAGGCTGAAAGGAGCATCACGATGGCTGGAAGTCTCAACGATTACCTGGAGTTGAAGTTGCTGGAGGAGCTGACGGGCAAGACGGCATTCACGATGCCGACTGTCTACATCGCCCTCTCGCGGGCCGATCCGGGCGAGAGCGGGGCGGGCGTGGACGAGCCGGCCATCGGTTCGTTGGGCTACGCCCGCATTCAAACGGTAGCGGCGAACTGGGGAACGGCTGCGGCGGGCGCGATCGCCAACGCGCAACTCCTGGCCTATGCCGAGGCCACGGGCAGTTGGGGCGTCCTCACGCACTGGATCGCCTACGACGCGCCCACCGGCGGCAACCCGCTGTTCTATGGGACCATTGACTACCAGGGGACGCCGACTCCGAAGACGATCTCGGGCGGCGACACGGCGAGTTTCGCCATCGGCGCCCTCGGCGTTACACTGACCTAAGGATTAGGAATGGCGATCCCGGTATCGAGAACGCCAGGAGCCAAGGCCGCCGCCACGACTGCTGCGGTTTCGGTGGCATTGCCCGCCAACATCGCAATCGGCGACATCACGATTCTTGTCGCCGAGACCGATCCTACAGGCACCGTTACCATCACAGTCACCGGGGGCGGCACCTGGACTGCTTTTACTGGGTTGCCCGCAACCGTCGCCAGCGGATCGAAGTTGTACGCATGGTGGCGGCGACACGCGGGCGGCAATACCGCACCGAGCGTTCAGGCCAGCGTGGATCATGTCTGTGCTGGTTGCACCGCGTATGGCGGCTGCGTTGGCTCAGGCGATCCCGTAGATGTTTCGGCCGTCGGCACCGAGACCGCCTCCGATACCAGTTTCGAGTTCGTGACTGGCATATCCACGACCCGGGCCGATTGCATCTGCATCTGCATTTGCACGAGCAGCGCGGACTCGAACACGGGCCAGTTCACGGTGATGACGAATGCCAACCTGTCGAACAAAGCCGAGAAGATGGATTACGAGACAACCTCCGGCCACGGTGGGGGGTTTGCTTTCGACGAAGGCGGGCTCGCCATAGCCGGTGCGATGGGCACCTTCGCCGCGACTCTCAGCGCCGCATGGCCGAAAGCCTACATCGCATTCGCTCTGAAGCCGCCGCAATCGGTTCCGATAGAAGGGTCGGCGGTGGGCGTTGCCGCAACCGCCGCTGCGATCAAAGCCGCGCGGAAGATGGCGGGAGGTAGCACGGCCAGCGGGACGACGACGGGAGCGGTCAAGATAGGACGCAACCTAGCGGGTGTCGGCGCGGCGTTCGGCGTTAGCGCAGGCGCGGTAAAGGTGGCGCGTGCCGTCCTTGGCACCGCGGCCTCGGTGGCGGCGACAATCGGCAACCTTACCATTACGAGGGCGGTGGCGTTGGCCGGCACCGCGGTAGCCGAAGCGATCACCGCAGGCGCGGTCAAGGTCGGGCGCACCTTGGCAGGAGCCGTCGCCGCAACGGGAACGACCACGGGTGCGGCGCGTGTGACCCTCACCCTGAACGGCGCGGCAGCGGCCGTCGCTACCACCCTGGGGGCCATCAAGGCAACCCGGAATCTCGCAGGTACAGCAGCGGCGACGGCGGTCACCTCGGCGGCGCTGAAGTGTCAGCGGGCCCTCGCGGGAATCTCCGAGGCGCTGGGCGCGGCCACGGGGGCTGTGGGTGCCAGCCGCCTGCTGGCGGGATCGGCAGTCGGGCAGGCCACTGCCAACGCGAACCTTCGCGTGGCGCGTCTCCTGCAAGGCGTAGCGGTGGCGACGACTGCTGTGAGCGGCACGGTGGGGGTGGCGCGAAAACTGGTCGGGATCGCTGGCGCGGCTGCCACCACCATCGGGGAACTGACGGTCGAGGTCGGCGGCGCGGTCGTGCAACTCGCGGGGATTGCCGTAGCCGCAGCGACGACGGCGGGCGCCGTCAGCGTGGCGCGTCTGCTCCAAGGCCAAGCCGCGGTTTTGACCGCCACGAACGGCGCATTGAAAGTGGCCCGCCGATTGGTCGGCGGCATCCTCGCCTCGGCCAGCACGGCAGGCGCGATAAGAACCGCGCGGCGACTGGCAGGGTCAGTGGTTGCAGCGGCGACAACGGCCGGTATCCTGACCGTTGAAGCGAGCCATGCTGTACGCCTAACAGGCATGGCGGTTGCGACGAGTACGGTGGTGGGCGCAATCACAGTCGCACGCAAACTGGCGAGTGTCATAAGCGTCATAACGGTTACGGTTGGATCCCTGCGCGTCGCACGAGAACTGGTGCCAGCCGTCGCCTTGGCGATGGCCCTGCCCACCTCCGCAGACACATCACTGATCCTGGTTGGATCTCCTCTCGACCTGACGATGGTGTTATCTTCTGAGCAGGAGCTTCCGTAGATGGCAAACTTGTTTGTCGGCAGCCACGGTATGCCCATCGGAGTCACGGTGTCGTCCGCAGACGATCCCGACCCGCTGATCGGCGCAGAACTGACTGTCTGGCTTGCTGAACCGCGGGGCGCGACGCATCTCGTATCAGTCATCGTAGATAGTGGCACCCATTTTTACTACATGATAGAACCCGGAGTGCTATCCGTCCCGGGCACCTGGACAGTGAAGTCTCGAGTGGTAAAGAACGGCCGCCAGACTTTTGGCAAAACAATGTTCACCGTGGACAGATTCTGATGCCTGGGTACGACCTGCCGCTTGTGGGAATCAACTTCCTGTGCTGCAACCGGGAGCCCCTGCACCATCGGGCGACAGAGTTCGCGTTGCGCAGCCTGCGCGAATCCGACTTGGCCGAACATGAGTGGCGCATGGTGGCGGTGGATAATGGCTCCACGTGCCCCGAGACGCCCGGACTCCTGCAGGGATTCGCGGTCGCGAGCGGCGGGAGGACCGAGGTGATCGCGTTGGGAGAGAACGCCGGGATCCCGGTGGCGCGCAATCGGGCCAGCGAGAGGTTGCTTGACCTGGGCTGCGAGGTGGTGGTGGAGGTTCACAATGACCATCTCTTTCCGCGGCACTGGCTGAGGGCGATGCTCCAGGCCCTCGAGGCCCAGCCGCGGTGCGGAATCCTTGGCCCTGGGCTGATCACGGAGCGAGGCTACTTCGGTTCGCCGGTCTTGGGGCCAGGGCATGGCTACGAGGCTGGCTATGAGGCCATGCGTGCTAGGGTGCACGCGCTCAATATGCAACTGGGCCACAACCCCGTTCTGCGGGTCGGCCTGCAGCACCCGGCCGTCAACCGGGCCGAGATGCTGCGCGAGATCGGCCTGTATGACGAGAGGTTCCCGGCGAAAACCAACTTCGAGGACACGGAACTGTGCTATCGGGCCCACCTAGCTGGCTGGCAAGTGATGGTGTTCTTGGGGGTGTGGGTCTACCACCACTACCATTTGAGCCGTCTGCAGTTGACCGATCAGTACGCCGACTTCGCGGCCAACAAGGCATACTTTGACGCCAAGCATCCGGACTGGTTCCCCTGGAACGTGGAATTCAGCCGCGCCATGGGACAACTCTATGGCCCCGGGCGCGCTTATCATAGGACGGGACACCGATGAGCAAGCCGAAGTGGTTGGCAGTCGGGAACATCTTCCTCGAGCCCTACTGGGCGCCCGAGGTGGAGATCCTGCACTGCCCTGTCGAGGACATGCCGGCCACGATCGCGGCCAATCCCGACCTACTGTGCCTGTGGAGTATGAACACTGGAGCCTGGGGGAACCCGCAGGAGTTGCCGCGTGCGGTGGCAATCGCCCGGGCGGCGGGATTGCCCACAGTGTGGCAGACCATTGAGGACCCGAATGGCTGGGCGGGGTTCGTCGCGGAGGCCAAGCAGTTCGATTTCGTGTTCACCAGCGCGGCCGAGTGTGTCGAGCGATACAAGGCGGCCGGGATCCCGAACGTGTTCTGGCTCCCCATGGCTTGCCAGCCGGCGATCCACCAGCCGCAAGTGCTACTGAAGAGCGCGTGCGACCTGGTCTTCATCGGGAACCACTACCCCTACCCCGAGCGGGTCGAGTTCCTGGAGCGGGTCCTGCTGCCGTTGCTACGGGCGGGCATGACTCTGGCACTCTATTCCTATGCGAACAGCCCGTGGCCGCCGGAGGTGTGCCAGCACTGGCGGGGCGAGACCTCCTGCTACGACGTGGCGCAGTACTATCGGGACGGGCGGATCGCGTTGGGCGCCAACTGCCAGGGGCGGAACACGTGGATGACCTCGATGCGCACCTACGAGGCGCTGGCGTGCGGGAAGCCGCTGCTCGCCTATCACAGCGATGCCTACGAGCGCCTGGGATTCGTCAATGGACGGCATTTTCTCTGGACGAATGAGACGGCGCAGGCGGTATTTCTGGGACGCCTGATGCAGGAGACACCAGTGGAGACGGCGCTGATGGCCGATCAGGGCCGCGAGTTCGTGCTTCGGCACCACACCTACGCGAAGCGGCTGGAGTATCTCCGGTACGTGCTCGCCGGCGGAAGGGAACAGTTGAGATTCGTGGTCCAAACCAATGGAGGCTGAGAAAATGGTGAATGTAGAGGAAATAGAGAGGTCGATCACGTTCCAGAGGATAGTCGAATCATTGCTTGTGGGCCAGACGATAAAGGCAGCGCAACTGACCGCCCAGGATGAGGAGGATGGCACTACGATGGGTCTGGCGTTAGAGTTCGAGGGCGGCGGGAGTGCGGCGGTGAAGACTGGTGTCTACAGTGGCGGCGCGCTGTTTCTCACGATCACAGCCGCAGATGGCGAAGAAAAGATCGGTCCCTGTGACTCGGGCGGATTGCAGACACCCCTGGGCAGAGTGGCGATCCCGGATGGAGTCCTGCGTGGCTAACCCCATCTATGTCATCGTGGCCTGCGCGAAGTGCGGGGCGCGCGACCGCGAGTTACTCGAGGAACTTGTGCATTCGGATTTCCCCGCGATCGGCGAGCGCGTGGTGAGCACGCATTGCCGCAGTTGCGGGCGCGCGATCGTGGCGACGTTGCCGCTCAACCCGGCGGGGCAACAACAGATGCCCATGCAGAGGCAGTGATGGCGAAACTCAACCTCGGCTGTGGCCGGGACATCCGCGAGGGGTGGGTGAACGCTGATCGCGCGGCGCTTGTTGGCGTCGAGGTGATCTTCGACATGGACTGCCGGCCATGGCCATGGGTGGATGACTATTTCGACGAGGCGTGCGCGCGATCGGTGATTGAACATGCCAAAGACAAGATGTTGGTGCTGGAGGAATTGTGGCGTGTATGCCGGCACGGGGCGCGCATCCTGGTCACCAGTTGCCCGGCCACGGCGCCCGATGCCTGGATGGATCCCACGCATCGCAATGGAATGCACCCGCGGACCTTCGAGTTCTTCTGGCCCGGCCACCTCTACAGTTACTACTCGGAGGCGCACTTCATCACGCTGGATGCAACCCACAACGATCTCTATCTGGAGTGGCGGCTGGCGGTCCACAAACGCGAGGATGCCGCCCTGCTGGCCCAGCACCGCGACGCTTCGCGTTGGAAAGACAAGTGGGAGGGGCGGATCGCGGAATTGCCGCTCCTGGTGCCGCCGGAGGTCCTGCCGTGATCGTGTTTCACGACAACCGCGGCGAGTCGGAGACCGCACTCTATCGGGCGCTCAATCGCGTGATCGTGCCTGAGCGTCATCCGCACCGGAACTGGGAATATCCGGCGACGCTACTTGCGCTCGCGCCATTGCTTCCGGATGCCGCAGTTCTGTGTGTGGGGGCGATGTGGGACAGTCTTGCCCTATACCTCTGCCGCACCCAGCGCCGGTTCGTGGCGGTGGATCTGGCCCCGCCGGCCACGATGGCCTGCTGGTTCGGCGAGCCGCTGCCTGAGGGTTGCGAAGTCCTGTCGGGCCCCGCCGAGGAGGTGCTGCCCAAGTTCTTCGCGGACGGTGAGTTCGACTGCGCGTTCTGCATCAGCACACTGGAGCACATCGAGATGCCGGCGCGCGCGAAGGTCTGGAGCGAACTCTGCCGGGTCTCGGCCCGGCGAGTGGTGGCCACGGTGGATTACACCGCCTGCAAACCGCCACTATGGGACATGCTGAACCCCGTGCGCATGGAGGAGATGACGGGTGTGCGGGGGCCCGATGTGTACGGCGATGGATGGCAGCCGTTGCAGATTATTTGGGAGCCAGGATAGGAAGCCAATGACCCATGTCCTCATCGGCGGACTCGTGCACGACCGTCCCCAGGTCGAGTGCTACCTGCGGCACCTGCGGGAACTCGACACCGAAGGGTTGGAGATCTCCTGGGCCTTCGTGCTCGATGGCGTAGACGAACCGGACTGGTGCGATCTGTGGCCGGAAGGCGCCCGCTTCTTGGACGGGCCGCCCGGGCCGCACTGGGACCGCAAGGCCCTGGATAAGCCGGCCTGCTACGCGCACCTGGCCGATCTGCGCAACCTCCTACGTGCGCACGCGCTCGAAGTCGGCGCCGACTATCTGCTGAGCGTGGACAGCGACATCATCGCGCCGCCCGACGTGCTCAAGCGGCTGCTGGCCTCTGGGAAGCCCTGGGTGGCGGGCCTTGTGAGCAACCGGGAGCCGGGGCAGGAGGACGGGCGAACTTTCAACGTCTTCAAGGTCAAACTGAGCGCCCCCCAGCCTTTCCTGCAGCATTTCCAGCCCATGGGGACAGGCGCCCACGGGAACCCATGGCCGGGGCCAGAGGGCGCTGGGCAGGACCCGCGCGATACGCTGGTCCCCTCGGTGCCTTTGTGCGTGGGGGCGGTCTGCCTCTACCAAGCCACTCTGCTGCGCTGCGCCACGTTCGCGGGGCACCGCTGGGGCGAGGACATCGGGTTTGCCCGGCAGGCGTTCAGCGCCGGCTACTCGGGCTGGTATCTGCCCTTGCGCTGCGAGCACCTGATGACGGTGGAGCAGTTGGCGGAGCACCGTGCGAGGTGCCCACTATGTTGACGGCCGACCAGGTGACGCCCCCGGGACGGACCCCGCAATTGCGGGTGCTCTCCTGCCCATCATGCGGTGCCCTGCGCTTGCGGGCCAACCTCGCCATCGAAAAAGGCACGGTCGAGGTAGAGGACTTCTGCCGGCGCTGCGGAACTCGCACTCTCTGGACGCTTGACAGTTCTGGCGATGCTCGCTACGCTGTCATCGCAGAACGCAAGCGATAGACACTGAATAACATGCCTCAGCGGCCCTAGCGGCCCAGAAGGTCTAGCGACCCGAGCGGTCCATGCGCGCAACGCGCCTGGGCCGCTTTTTTGTTTGCCAGGCGCGAGGACGGAGGCAGACGATGCCCGAGTTGACGGATCTCACCGTAGAGGAGATCAGCCTGGTGGGCAAGGCGGCCAATGGCCAGCGGTTCATCCTCTACAAATCCGACGAAGGAGGTGGCACCCTCGTGGAAATGCAGAACGAGGAAGCCCGCAAGGCCTTCGAGGACGCCTTGAACGGCGAAATCGACGGCGAGGCCGGCCTGATCGGGAAGGCGGGAAACCTACTGAAGGCTGACCTCAGCAACACCACCGAGAACGAACTGCGGGGCGGACTGCGGCTGCTGGCCGCAGCCCGCGGCGAGTTGGGTGACGAGGTGGTCAAGGGCGTGCTGGCCGAGGCCGGATACGTGCCAGCGCCAGCAGCCGCGCCCGTCGCCAAGCCCGAGACGAAACCCGCGCCGACGAAGGCGGCTCCGCCAACCCCCGAGATCGACGCGACGGTGCCCGACGAGGTCATGGCCGTCGCCAAGGCGGCTGGTCCCGACGACGGCGCGCAGATCCTCGCGCGTTATCGCGAGGACCCGAAGGGGGCGGCGGTCTGGTTCCCGATGCTCAAGGCGCAAGCCGAGGAGATCGCAGATCTTCGCAAGAGCGAGAAGGAACGGGCCGACCGCGAGGACGCCGAGGCGTGCCGCAAGGCGGCCGAGGACCTGGGGATCCCGGGCGACCGGGCCACCCAGGAGAAGTTCCTCAAAGGCCTCTCGCTCGACCAGCGCAAGGCACTCGCCGACTACCTGAAGCCGGCGCAGGCGCAACTGGAGAAGGCCGACCGTTTGCTGCTTGGCGAGCTTGGCACTTCGCGGCGCGGCGCCGAGGGCGGCGATACCGCCTACGAGATCGCGATGGAGAAGGCCCGGGCCCTGGTCGCCAAGGGCGACGGGAAACTGAGCGAGACTGACGCGCTGGTCCAGGTCTTCCAGGCCGAACCCGACCTCCACCGGCGCCACCGCGCCGAGACCTTGAAGGGAGGTGCGTGAGATGGCCGCTGAACAGCCTGTCGTGGATGCGGTCCATACGTTGATCGCCGGCGAGGACCTGCGCCTCATGCAGTACCACGCCGTGAAGATCTGCTGCTGGAGCGACTTCAAGAACTGCTCGCAGGTCCGCTTGTGCGGAGATGGGCAGAAGCCTTGCGGGATCCTCCAGAACAACCCCAACATCGGCGAGGAAGCGATCGTGATGAGGGCTGGCAAGTCAAAGGCCGTGATCGCGGAAGCCATCTGTTGCGATGGCAGCACCCCGCTCGATTCCTGGGCATCGGACGTCAACGGACACCTGGTGATCATCGCCAACCACGACTGGGTGGGCGGGATGTTCCACGAGCGGATGGTGATGTCGGCCACTCCTGGCGAGGGCGACATCGGCACGGTCGACGTCGAGTGCCTGAATCCCTGGCTCTACCACGCACTGCAGTGAGGAGGTAATCCAAAATGCCACTCCCGAACGTGTCTGACGTGCATGTGGACCAGCTCCTCACCAATATCGCCCAGGTCTACCTGATGGGGCCTTCGGCGTTTGTGGCGGAGCGGGTCTCCCCCACGGTTCCGGTCAAGAAGCTGACTGACCGGATCCTCCAGTTCGACCGCGCGGATTTCTTCCGCGACGATGCGCGACCGCGCGCCCCAGGTACCGAATCCCAGGGCGGCGGCTTCCGCATTGACACCGACGAGACCTACAACTGCCAGGAGTGGGCCTGGCACTACGACCTGCCGGACGAGTTGCGGGACAACGCCGACCAACCCATTGACCTGGAGCGGTCGGGCACCCGGTGGGTGACCCAGATCCTGCAGATCCGGCGGGACCGCACCTGGGCCCTGCGCCACTTCGCGGCTGGCCTGTGGACGACCCAGTACACGGGGGTGCCCGGAGCCCCGGCGCCCGGGCAGGTGCGCCAGTGGGATGACTACGTGAACTCCAACCCGATCGCCGACGTGGAGAACGCCAAGGATGCCATGCACACCCTGACGGGCTTCGAGGCCTTGGAATCCATGGGCAAGATCAGGATGGTGATCGGCCGGCCGGTGTGGCGGTGGCTCAAGCACCACCCGGTGATTGTGAACCGTTACGTGTTCAGCCAGCCCGTCCCGGTCCTCACTGAGCCCATGGTGGCCTCGGCGCTGGGCGTGGACGAGTTGATCGTGGGCAAGGCGGTCTACACCAATACTGCGGAGGGCGGAACGCCCGTCGTCTACCAGGGCATTTTGGGCCGGCACGCCCTGTTGATGTACGTGCCGGACGGGCCGTCGCTCGACACGCCGAGCGCGTCCTACACGTTCAACTACACGGGTGGGAACCGCATGGGGCAGCGCCTCCTGATGGAGCGCTATCGGTCTCCACTCGACTCCAAGTTCGACAGGCTCGTCGGGTCGATGTTCTACGACCAGCGCCTGCTCGAGCCGGATCTGGGCGTGTTCATTCAGACCGTCGTGGCCTAGCTGACACGACGGGTTCTCGGGGCGCCGGTGTTCCCGGTGCCGGCGCCCCGCTCTCTTGCCCGGGAAGCATTGCAACACTGAATCCGGGAGGATTCCAATGGCCGTAAAGACCAAGTCCCGCACCGAAACCAGCGCCCGCAAGGTCGTGGTGGCCCAGTCCTTCAAGGCCGAGGGATTGATCCTGCGCACCGGGGAGATCATCCCCCGCCGCGGCCCCAACATGCGGTATCTCCTCGATGCCGGGTATGTCACCGCGCTCGAGTCGGAGGATGCCGAGTTCATCGCCATCTGCCACTGTGGGCGCGAATTCGCCGACGAGAGCGCCATGGAGTGCCACGAGAAGTGGGACCACGAGGGGCAACCCGCGCCAGCGGCGGCCGAACCCACGGGCGAGCCTGAGGAGAAGACCATGCCCGGCCTCGAACCTGGCGAAGGACCCGGGGATCGCGACAAGGTGGGCTTGCACCGCCGAGGCAAGCGCCTGGCCTAACGATGCCAACCTACTCCTACAGCGGCGATCCCAGCGCTTCGGATCTCGACTGGGTGCGGTTCACCATCGGGGACGACAGCGGGCCGCCCTGGATGTTCAGTGACGAGGCGATCCTGGCTACCATCGCGGCCCAAGGCACCAAGGAGGCGGCCGCGGTGGACCTCCTGCGCAACCAGGCCCGGCGGTTGGCCCAACGGGCGAGTTTCACCATCGGGCGATTCTCCGAGCGGTATGCGGAGTCGGCGCGCCTACTCAACGAAAAAGCCAACGAACTGGCGGCGACTACCCAGGTATTGGGCCTGTTCACGGGCGGCATCTCGAAGGCCGATCGGGCGGCGCGCGAAGCCGACACCGATCGGGTCAAGCCAGCGTTCCAGAAAGGGATGCACGACATCACCGGCACCGGCGGCTTCCGGGAGGGGTCATAGGATGGCGGGTCCTATCCCTGAACTCACCGACCGCCAGGTGGCGAGCCTCGTGGCGATCTACGAGCGCGCCGAACGGCGCCTGAAACGCATCCTCAGCGGCTCCGGCGCCACCGCCTTCAAACGCGCACGATCGCGTCTCATTCTCGACCAGGTGGAAGTGATCATTGCGGACCTCAAGGCGGGCAATGCACGCTGGATGGACCAGTACCTGCCGCGGTTCTACCAACAGGGCGCCGGGGAGGCCGCGATCTCGATAGGCGAGGCCCTGCCGGAGACGAGTGTCGTGAACCGCCTAGCCGTGGAGGCGCTCGCCATGCGGGCGGCCCACGATGTGGACGAGGCGCTCAATAGTATCGTCCCGACTCTCGGCCGGATGTTCATTGACACGCAGCAGAGGTTGGTCCGGGAGGAGGAGATCGCGGCCCAGATCGCAGAGGGCATAGTCCGCGGGGTGGGGGCCCGGGAACTGGGTCGTCGCATCTCGCAGACTCTCAGGGACGGCGCCACGCAGCGCCTGCGGGGATTGCTGAGTCCCGAGTTGGCGCAGCAGTTGAAGGACACCGCAGAGGGGCGCTTCATCACCATCACCTGTCGAGATGGCAAGGACCGCCGGTATAACCTGAAATGGTACGGCGAAACCGTCGCCCACACGCACGCCGCGCAGGCCGCCACAGAGGGAGGGTTGCGCACGGCGGCGACCTTCGCAGCAGACCTGGTACGGATCACATTCCATGAGGGCGCCTGCCCGATGTGCATTCCGATCCAGGGGAAGATCTACTCGCTCAGTGGCAGGAACACGCACTTCCCGCTCTATACAGAAGACGTGCGGACGCCAATTCATCCGCGCTGCCGTCACTACACGATTCCTGTCAGCGAGTTGGCGTTGCGGATGACCGGTGAGTATGAGGAGATGATGGCGTACTCGCGGGGCGACCAACCTGCGGTGACGACCTGGGAGGAGTATCAGCGGGCCGCACCGCTCACCACGGGTGCCAAGGTCCCGGAAAGGTTGGCCGCATGAGCGTGGGCGCGGGCATCCTGCCCTACCTGATCCACACGGTGCAGATCATCCGGGGCCCCACCGGCGAGGCCGGCACGGGAACCGGGACGGACCAGTGGGGCACGCCGCTCAGTCCGGGCGCGACGCCAGGGACGATTCAGAGTCCAGCCCGATTCGAGTGGGACACGAGGCGGATGTTCGATACGAGCGGCCAGGAAGTGGTCGCCGCCGGCATGGTGTTCCTGCCCAACACGGTGGAGATCGGGCCAGAGGACCAGATCGTCTTCGAGGGCCGGGCTTACAAGGTGATCAAGCGGGAGCGGTGCGAGGGTTGGGGATGGACCACCGATCCGAGGGCGCACTGGGAGATTTGGGTGGCGTGATGGCGCAGATCATTTGGAGCATGGCCGAGACCCAGCAACGACTCGAGGCCCTGCGCAAGGCGTATCCGAAGGGCGCGAAGGCCGCCGCAGTCGAGGTGGGCGCGCGGCTCCTCGACGATTGTCTCACGAAATCGCCCACCGTCCCAATGGCCGCGCACCTGGGTGGGACCTTGCGGAGCCGGTGGGATGTCAGTGCCATCGCGGACGAAAAGCACGCCGAGGTCCAGGTGACCTTCAACACCGCCTACGCGGCGGTCATGCACGAGGGCGGGTGGCTCACGGGACGTTTGGCTGGGGTGCGCATCAAGAACTGGAGCACGCCGGGCAGCGGCCCCAAGTTCATCGAGGGCAAACTGCGGGCCTACAAGGCCGTCTACCAGGAACTGTTCGCGCAGTTGCTGCGGCGCAACACGGGAACCTAAGATGGACCTGCTCAGGGAGTTGACGACCCACATCGCGGCGGTGACGGGCCTGAATATCGGCACGGAACTGCACGCCGGCAATTTCCCGGCGCTCGAGCAGGAGCGGTGCGCGGTCGTGCTGGCGGGCCCGGGCGAACCGAGTAAGCCGGTACTTTGCGGCAATGTCGGCGACTACGCGATCCAGGTTCTGTGCCGGAGCGGAACCGATTACTTCGACTGCCTTGCCTTGGCCGAGCAGATAGACGCGGTGCTGGCGGATTGCGCTGGGGCCGACTTGGGCGAGTGGCAGTTGCACGTGTGCGAAGGCGTAACGGCGCCCCAATTCCGGGGATTCGACGACCGGGCGCGCTGGACGATTTCCACCAACTACACGGCGCGGGCCACGAATAAGGCGGCATGGGCGGCGGTATGAGCATTCCAGCCAGCGATCAGGATGAATATCGAGTCGCCCTCGAGGCGTCGCGGCCAGCCAGTGAACCCGTCATGGTGGAGACCGCCGCGGCGCGCATCGCATGGGGTGGGGAGACGATCACCCTGCGAAGGATCGCTCCCGCAGGAACCGTAGCAACCTACTACGGGCCGCGCTACCAGTTGCTCGTCGGCGAGCAACCCATCGGCGCACCCATCGTGGAAGGCCAGGCACGCGAGGCGATCCGGATCCTGGCGAACCTCGTGGGCCTGAAGATCACGAACCAAGGAGGCGAGTAACATGTCAGCAGCCGCATGGCCAGTCCTCGGCCCGGCCCAGATCCTGTATGGGCCGGCCGGGCTCGAGGTGGAACTCGGCAAGACTCACGGCGGCGCTCACTTCTTCTGTGAGGAAGTGATCGCCGAGATCTTCTACGACCAGACGGGCACCGGCCCGTGGGATGGGGTGATTACCGGCAAGCCTACCCGGTTCGAGGCCCCATTCGCGAACATCTCCCACGCGCTCCTGGCGAGCATCATCAACGGCGCCGACATCTACACCGATGGCGCCACGCCGGGCGTGTGCGACCAGGTGCTGGATGTGCAATTGGGCCTGGGCACCACGATGCGGGCCAACGCCAAGAAACTGATCATCGTCCCGTATTGGAACGGCGTACCCAGCGCGGATCCCTGCGACTGGATCGTGTGCCCGTTGGCGTACCCACACGTCAACATCGACTGGGCATTCGATGCCACCACCCAGCGGGTGGTCCCGACCATCTTCACGGTGTTGCCGGTCAGCCAGAGCAACCCGCGGATGTGGTTCATGGGCGACGAACTCGCCCTGCCGTAACGAAGGAGATGAGATGAGCAAGGCGGTTGACCTCGACGCGATGCTCGGCGCGGACGCGCTGGAACTGACCGTGGGCGGCAAGACCTACATAGTCAAGGACGCCCCGGTCCAGTTCCTGATGATGATCGAGCAGAAGCAGGAAACGAAGGAGCCTCTGGTGCTTCTGGAGTTCCTGCGGGCCGTACTAGGTCCGCTCGGTTTCGACACGGAGGCCGAGAAGCAGATCGGGACACGGGGCGTCATCCTGGCGGTGGCGGTGATCACGGACCATTTTATCAGCACCCCCGAGGCGTTGAAGAATATGGCTCCGGGGGTGGGACGGGCGCTCGCGAAGGCGCGCGCGGACCTTGCGACTGGGCCAGAGTCTTCGCCGATTTCCTGAGCGTTTATCCCGGTTACACCGCAGAGGCGCTCCTGGTGATGCCCGGAGGGCGCTTCTTCACGCTGTTGCGCGAGGGCCACCGCCTGCGCAACGAGGAGGCGCGCGTGGCCATCATGGCGTCGGCCTATCCGCACCTCAAGGCCTCCGCACAGCAGCGCATCCAGGCGTCGCTGAGTGGCGAGCCGGCCGACGAGGAACCCGAGATGAGCGAGGAGGAGCAGCGGGCCGCGATCGCGCGGTTCCGCGAGATCGCCAAGCAGCACGCCGCGCAGGTAGCGCAGCGAGACAAACAACGACAGAAGGAAACCCCTGATGCCGTTTGACGCGGGTGCCGTATTCGGCCGCGTGGTGATGGACTTCAGTCCCGCCACCAAGTCGCTCGGCCAGTTCACGGGAAAGTTGGGGGCGCTTCCTGCCACATCGCAGATCGCCCAGGGCGCTCTCACGCAACTCGAGCGGGTCGCCGCCGGCATGGGGGGAACCCTGGGGCGGGTCGTCTCGGGCGGCCTGGGGATCCTGACCGGGCAGCTGGGCGGCACCGCCAAAGCGGCGACCGGGCAGGCCGCCGCATTCGCGCAAGCCGACGCCGAGTTGGCTGCAATGGCGGCGTCCGGCGGGGCTGTTGCGACCCAGATGGGCCAATGGACCAGTAAACTCACGGGGACGGCCGTCGCGGCCGAGGCGGTGGCAGGGGAAGCGGCGGCGGCGGGCGGTGCTCTGGCGGGACTGGCGGGGGGGCCACTCGCGGCCCTCATCGTAGCGATCGCCACAGCAGTCCTTACTCTCTGGACGCTCCACAAGGCATTCCAGGCCATCCAGGAGATCGCACCGAAAGTCTTCGGATTCCTGGTGCAAATGATCGACCGCGGCATCGGTTCCCTTGATCGGTTACAGATGGGGGCGGTGGAAATGGCCGCGGCGATGCGGATCTCATTTCCTGCCGCGACCTTCGAGGCGGCCTATGGGGCCGCCACGCAGTTGCTCAAGGTGGTCGAGACGTTGGGCGCGAGATTTTCGGGCACCGGCGAGGACCTCCAGCAGATGGCGAAGGCGATGGTCAACTTAGGCGCTGGCGTATTCGTGATGAAATTGATCGGGGCCAATGCGGAGGGGACGCGCAAGCAGTTCGTGGCACTCGCTGAGGCGATCAAGGCCCAGAATAGTGAACTAGCCTTCCAATCCACAATGACGGCCACGATCCGATCGATTATGACCGGCACCGTGCGCCAGGGTGCCCTCCTGGTAGTGGCCATGCGGAACGCGGGCCTGGATCTCAAGAAGGTTCGCCAGGAATTCCTGGCGGGCGAGTTGTCCGCGAAGACCCTCGAGTTCTTGCAAGGGTATGTGGAGGCATCGGGCAAGCTATCGGGCTTGCTATCTTCCATGCGGAAAGAATGGGACAATATCGTCAACCGCCTGCTACGCGATGCCGTGCAGCAGATCTATCCCGACCTGGTGGGTTGGCAGAAGAAACTGAATGGGCTCATCTATGACCAGCACGGCAACCTCACCAAGATCGGTCGGTTGCTGAGTGGGGTCATCCAGTACGCCTGGTGGGGAATCCGCACCACGGCCAACATGGTCCTCGAATTCATCAAGGACATGTACCCGGACACGAAGACCTGGGGCGATGCGTTGGGCAGGGTGGCTGATCACGCTGCGGGCCTGATGTGGTGGTTGGGCATGGCTGGCATCACGGTGGTGCAGATCATCGGCAACGTGGGCCGTTTAGGCAAGGCGATCTATGAGGCCGGGATGGTCGCCTTCTCTCTGGTCAAGCGACAACCTGCCGAAATGATGAAGCACAAGCTTGCGGCTCAGCAGGCCATTCGCGACATGTGGGACACGACGGCGATGCAGAAGGGGATAGTCGGGCTGGATAGGTGGATCTCCAGAATCTGGCAGGGCGTGAAGGGCATCGGGACGATGGCCGTGCCCCATCTAGGGCCACCGGCCAAACCGCCCGTGGATCCGGAGAAGACGGCCAAGGCCACGGACGCCGCAAAAAAAGCCCACGAGGCGCTGGTCAAAGCCTTCCACGAAAGCATGGCGGCCTACGAGCAGTGGGCGAAGACAGTAGCCCCGGAAAAGTGGCTTGAACGGCTCGAGCAGGTATTCCAGCACCACAAGCAATTGCTGCGGAGCGACAAGGAGGAAATGCGCAAATGGGTTGACGCGGAGATGGAGGCGCGCAAGGCGAGCCTCGATGATTCGCTGGAATTCATTGACCGCATGGCCCACCAGGAGAAGTTCGGCGCCGACTGGGCCTTGCAACAGATCGCGCGGGTGAAGGAGGGCCGGCAGAAGGACGCCGAGGAGGTCAAGCGACTCACAGGACGCGAGCAGAAAGACGCATACGAGGACCTCAAACGGCTGGCAGAGGTCGAGCAGAAATACACGCATGAGCGTTACCAGGAGGCTCTCCAGGACCTGGAGGATCGCAAGCGCCTCTTTGGGATGGAGACCTGGGCGCACCTCCAGCAGTTGGAGATGATCAAGCGCCAGTACGCCAAGTCGGGCGAGGACCGCGCGGACATCGACAAGAAGATCGCCGAGGACGAGATGGCCTGGAGCAAGGAGTTCCGGGAGCGCGAACTCGCCGACATGAAACTGCGCGTCTCCATCAACCAGGCGAGCAAACGCGACCTGCTCGACCTGATGGCAGCGGAACTCAACGCCCTGGAGTCTCAGGGGTTGAAGGCGAGCGATGAGTACCGCGCATTGGCGGCGGAACGGAAGCAACTCGCCTACGAGGTGGCGGAGACGGAGAAACGGTTCGCCCAGGAATCGGCCGACTACCAGATGCGCTTCGGCGACGCCGCGCTCTACAACGAGATCGCCCGCGTGCAGGCCCTCGTCACTGCACTCCGGGCCCAAGAGAGTGCGTTGCGCAGCGACGGGAAGAGATTGACCGAAAAGGACCAGCAGGACCTGCTTGACAACGAGCAGCGGCTGGCCACACTCTACGAGGAGGATGATCGTCGGCAACTGGTGCGGCTGGACACCTTGATCGCGACGACCAAGACGGGGTACGGGCTCAAGATCGCGCTGCTAGATCAGATCATTGGTCGCCTCGCTCGCCAAGGTGCCTGGGAGGAATTGCTCGCTCGGCAGGAGGAGCGCCGCCGCACCCTCAACGAGATGCTCACGGTCGACCTGGAGAACCTGGACCGCTTCAAGGAGCGCCTGGGCCGGGCGTTCTACTCGCCGGAGCAGGCGATGAAGCAGACCCGCGACGCCCTGCAGGGCCTGCTCGCCCAATACGAGCGGCTGGGCGCCGGCGCCGAGGTCCTCAAGCCCCTGCGGGACCAACTCCGGGAGATAGATCAGGTGATCGCCCAGCAAGCCTGGACCCTGCAAAACGTGCTGCTGCGCGCATGGGGCGACATGCAGAGTAGCCTGTCGGACTTCTTCTACAACGCCTTCGAGCAGGCGAAGAGTTGGGGCGATCTCTGGAAGGACCTCTGGTATGGGATCGCCCGGTCCTTCCAGCGGATCTTCGCGGACATGATCGCCAACTTCCTGATGGAGCAGTTGGGGGGCGCGCTGCGAAGCATCCTGGGCATGACCACCCCGCAGTTCGTCGCATTGGGCGCGGGCGCGGCTACGGCGGGCGTTGCGGTTCTCGCCGCGAATACCGCCATGGCGGCGGGGATCCCGATCGCGGCTGCCCTCGCCGGCACACTGACGACGCTCGCTGCTGCCTATGCGGCCGTGTCTGCGGCCGCAGGCGGGGTTGGAGCCGGGGTGCCGGCTGGAGACTTGTCTGGCCTCCTGGCGATCCCCGGGTTCGCGCAGATGCAGCATGGCGGGGTCGTGACTGAACCCACATTGGCGCTACTGGGAGAGACGGGCCCCGAGGCGGTGGTGCCGCTCGGCGCGGTGGGCGCCGGTGGGGGCGACGTGCACTTCCACATCAACGCCCTCGACACCCAGACCGGCGTCGAGTTCCTGATGAGGAATCGCAAGGAGGTCGCCAAGGCCATCTTCGGGGCGCAACGCGACATGCACAGGGCGCGAGGAGGACCGAAGGGATGAGTAATCTCTACTATCCAGACCTCCAGATGGCGACCCTCAAGAAAACGCCGACTTGGCTGACCGAGGAGGCGCGGTACGAGACTGGCTTCGTGCAGCGGAACCGCGTGCGTTCCCGGCCTCTCTACACGTTCGAACTCGCCTACGAGATCCTCACGGTGGCGCAATACGAATCGCTCCTGAACTTCTTCCACCAGCACGCCGGGATGTTCGAGGCCTTCTGGTTCCGCGACTACACCGATCTCACCCCGGTCGGGAGAACCTTCGCGACTGCGGATGGCGCTTCACTGCGCTACAAACTGCCGCACGATGCCATGGATAGCGCCGCGATCTATGTGAACGGGATCGGGGTGGCACCCACGGTGGATCTCGCCACCGGCGTGGTGACCTTCGCGGTCGCGCCGGCCGCGGCCTCGGTGCTTTCCTATAGCGCCACGGTCGTGCGCTACCGGGCACGCTTCGGGAACGACGATCTGGTTTCGCAGCGCCACAAATTCATCGCCTACGGCGGCGAGGTGACCTTGCTGCAGGTGGCGATCGGGGATTACGATTTCTGATGGGCAAACTGGGGCCGAGCGAACTGATCGCCCACGCCGAGGCCGATGAGCGGCGGTTCAGCGATCTGCTGGTGGTGGAGTTGGCGGACGGATCCACCATGCACCGGATCTGCAATTTCGATCTGATTCTCGACGTGGATGTGGGGGACGGGTGGGGCGTCCAGAGTTTCTACCCGATTCCGTTCGTGCGCTCGGAAATCACCAGCGAGTCAGATCTCACTATCGAGGATACTATGATCACCTTGCCCAATGTGGAACTATCGTGGAGCCAGGCCGCAACACCCTTCGCGATGGCACTCGGGCAGGCGGCACGGATCGGGTTGCTTGACGGCGCGGTTCTGCGTCTCTACCTCTACGATCACGAGGCCGGCGAGGTCTTCTATCACAGCGACTGGCTGGTGGGCGACATCCCGCAGATCACGCGCGTCTCGATCGCCGTGCACCTGCAGAGTTACGACATCGAGATCGACCGTCAATCGCCACCCTGCGTGTTTGGTGAGAGTTGCAATAACGCCGTCTACGACGCGATCTGCGGGCTGAACCCGGCCCTCTACACCTACGAGGCCACGGCCGGCCTGGATGGCGGCCAGTGGGACCTGTGGAGTGACCGCGCCGAGGCGGATGGCACGTGGGACCTGGCCATGTTGGAGTTCCTGACCGGCTCGAACGCGGGACTGCGGCGGTTGGTGCGCAAGTATTACGCCCCGGGCATCGAAGGCTGGAGTCGCTTCATCTTCACCCACGCACTGCCGGCACCCACCATGGCCGGAGACGAGTTCCAGGTCACGCTCGGCTGCACCAAGAGCCTGACCATATGCACCACGCGGTTCGTCAATCAGGCGCGGTTCCGTGGGTTCCCTTACATACCGAAACCCGAGGTGATGTTGCCGTGACTGCGGCCCTCGAAACCCGGATTCGCGCAGAGGCCCTCTCGTGGGTGGGGACGCCGTTCCACAACGCGGCGGCCATCAAGGGCGTCGGGGTGGACTGCGTGCGGTTCCTGATCGAGGTGCTGGCCTCCTGCGGGCTGCTCGAGCGCTTCGAGCCTGCTGAGTATCCTGCGAACTGGCACCTTCACGAAGATCGAGAGCGCTACCTGGAGCGGATCGGCGACTTCTGTGACCCCGTCCAGGAACCGTTGCGCGTCGGGGACGTGTTGCTCTACCGCCTCGGGCGCTGCGTCGCGCACGGTGCCCTTTACATCGGGCAGGATCAGGTGGTGCACGCTGCCGGCCGCGAAGTCATGGTGGATCGGGTTGATGCGCCAACGCTGGCCACTCGTTACGCGGGCGCCTGGAGACTCCGATGCCTGCGATGATCGGGACCGTGATCATGGGCGGCATAGGATACATCGTGGCCGGCCCCACCGGCGCGCGCTGGGGGATGGTCCTGGGTTCGCTGTTGTTCGGCGGCAACCGAGGGCGTGCGGCCGGCGCTAAGGCCAGCCCCGAGAAGTTGCAAATCACCTGGCCGGGCAAGGGCCAACCGTTGCCCATCCTATACGGGAAGACCCGGATCGCGGGCAGCATGATCTGGTACGGGGCCTTCGCGGCGACCAAGCAGACCGAGGGCGACAGTGCAGGGAAGAAGAGTCCCTCGACCGAGGTCAGTTACTACACCTACACGGCCGGGTTCGCCGCGGCGCTCTGCGAGGGGCAGATCACCGGCATTCCGAAGATCTGGGCGAATGACAAACTGATCGACATCACCAAGGTGTCGGTCCTGTTCGTGGCGGGCGCGGTTCCTCAGGCATCCGATACCTACATCGACGGCCACCTTGCGGCCGGCCAGTTCTCACTCACCTATCCGGGTGTAGCCTACATGATCTTCCGTGACTACCCGTTGGGCCGCAGTCCCGCCATCCCCAACTTCACGTTCGAGGCTTGGCGCAGCGGGGCCCAGGTGATGGTAAGCAACCCGAACATCCCGAGCGCCTTCGGGATCTGGGCGGACTCGGCCGCAGGCGACCTCAACCCGGTGCTCTGCCTGCTCGACTATCTGACCAACGAGCAATATGGCTGCTCGATTCCGATCGGTCGCATTGACGTGCCCAGCTTCATGGATGTCGCCGAGTATTGCTCGCTGGTCAGTCTCTACGGAAGCCCCTTCATCTCGGACCGCCAAAGCGGCCTGCAGCACGTCGAGGAGCTGTTGGCGCTATTCGATGGGATTCTGACTTACTGGCAGGGCCAGTTCCACCTGCGCGTGCGCGACCATTGGGCGAGTTCGTGGCCCAATGGCGAGGGCGCGACCACCTACGGGTTGGCGAGCGCCGAGATCGCCAATAGTATCCATCCCCGCCGCACTGCGCGCGGCTGCGTCGCCGCGAACTCCCGGCTCTTCGCCGTCACCAGTATGGTGAATCCGACTACCACCATCGAGACCGCGCTCCTCTACTACTCGACGGATGGTGGGAAAAGCTGGACAGGGCTTGGCGCCCTCGAATCCACGGTGACCTGGGATGAGTCATTCAACCCCGACGTGATCGCCGGCCCGGATGGGCTCGTGCACGTGGCCTGGGTGGCGCGGCGCGACGATGATTTCCGCTGGGCAGTGCATTACCGAGCCCTCGATCCCGAGACCTTGGGGTGGGTGACCGCGATCGTGGATCTGACCGATGACAGCGGCGGAGCCAACTGGCTGGCCGGCCAGAAGGCGCAGGACGTGGTACTCTCCGTGGATGGACTCGGCTACCTACACGCCGCCATCCAGTGCCCGACTGCCGAACCTGGTGCGACTCCGGACCAACAGGAATTGCATTATAGTTGGCGCGATCTCAACGATCCCGATCCTACCGCCTGGTCCGTGCCCTCTCGAATCACCGACTTCGCCGACACTGCGGATAAAGCCTGGGCGGATATTGTGAATGACCGCAATGGCATTTGCCACATTTCCTATGTCCTCATCACTACCTGGCGTGATTCTCGCTATCGGAGCGGGCGACTGCGGCAACGCAGTGATGGACCAGGCCTAGGGATCCTCCACGGGATGCCGCGCACTTTTGCGGCCGAAGTGAGTGTCACGGGTATGCCGGGACCGCCCAACTGGAATCAGGATGTGAATGGCGAGTGTTACTTCGATATGCCGATGTGGCAGACTGTAACGGTTCGGCTCACGGTCGGCAATAACAAACTTGACGATTACACCTATATCGGCAACTTCTGGGTTGCCGACCCCGCGACCGAGGACCCGTACCTGGCGGGAGGCGCGTCCTACTCGGTGCGGTACGTGACGTTCTCACGTTTGACGCCCACCACCGTCTCGGAGACGGTGGCCGTGGTGGCGACGGGAGTGGATGCCGGCGCCTACTCCGCGATCGCGCTCGGCGGCGCGAACATGGATCTACCGATGATCGTCTGGTGCGGGACTGACACCGGCACGGGGTGGGACGAGAGCCAGGTCTGGTATTCGGAGCGGTCGGGTGGCACGTGGACCTCGAAGTTCCTCATCTCCGATGATGCGGCCATGGCTACGGCCATCCAAAAGCAGGTGGATCTGTGCGTGGACACCAGCGGGCGCCCGACCATCCTGTGGTCTGGACCGGGGCCCAGCTATGCGACTGCACAGATCTGGCGCCGCAAGCGACGCGACGACGGAACCTGGCTGGTCATCCGGAACTGCACACTCAACCCCGTTGCGAATCTCGTCATGCCGCACACCATCTGGCACCAGTGGATGCCTGTCGGTTATCCTCTGGGCCTGTTCTATCTGGATGTTGCCTCAACTATCGACCCAGGGCGCAATGTGGATTTCAATGATACAAATCTACCTCCTCCCTTCCCACCCGCGACGACCGTTCATGGTTTTTGGAGCGCCGATGCCGTGAGTTGGTACAGCGATAGCGGCTGGCTCGATCGCTACTGGGTGGAGATCACCGTTCAAGCAGATACGACGGCTGTCCTGCATTATACTCAATTGCCGGACGCGCTGGGCAACGACTACGGTGGGGATGCGGAGTTCACCATCCGGGCCATGGATTACATTGAAGGAAAGCCGCCGGTAATCGCACGCCGCGGCAACCGCGACACCAAGAATGCCTACCGGGTCGGCTATGTCGACCGCTCCAATGACTACAATGATGCCGTCGCGGAGCGCCAGGAAGACTGGTCCGTGATCGAGACCGGCAAGCGGCCCGAGGACATTCGACTCCCTGCCGTCACCACCGCCGTAGTGGCCGACAAGATCGCATCCCACCTGTTGATGCAGAACTCCTTCGAGGGCATTGGGGTGACACTGACGGTAGGACCGCGGATTGCCTTCCTCATTCCACCCGCCGCGGTGATTATGTGGGAGGATCCCGATTACTCCGATTCGCCCGTCCGCCTTCGCGTGGCCTCCATCCAGGAGGAGAAGGCCGGAATCTATGCGTTACAATGCGTGGAGGAACCCTAGTGCCGAGCGGTTTCGAGAACTATGATCTCCAACAGGGCAATCCCGGGGAGGGCGCGGCCAACTGGTGGCTGGTGGATGCCGGCGACACAGTCGGAGTGCTCTGGGAAGAGCCGGCCGAACTCGCGGACGGCAAACTGCGATTGCGCATGATCCTGGGCGGGAGCGACGACTGGGCGGGGTGCGTGGTCTACCGCAGTTGGGGGCCGGCTGATTATCGGCCATGGGCTTATTGCTCCTACAAGAGCATCATCGGCGAGGTGATCAACGGCGCATTGGCGCCTGGCGCCCTTGTGGATCCCGCCGCCACCGTGGACGTGGATCTCTCTGCCTCCTCGGGCACCCTGGTCAGCACCGACGATGCTGGTTGGGCGATGGGCGCCAACCTGTGTGTGATCGGGAACGAGATCATCTCGTGGAAGACGCAAACGCTGCTCGCCGCGAACCAGTACCGGCTCACCGGGCTCCGGCGTGCCTGGTTCGATACCGAGCAGGCCAACCATGCCATCGGGTCGGCTTTCTACGTGCTTTCGCCCAATCAACCCACGTTGGATTTGCCCGAGAACGAGGACGGTATCACCTTCAACCACAAGCCGGTCTCTTATAACGGCGGCGGGATCATGCAGGACATCTCGGGCGTGGGTATCGAGACCGTCACGTTGACCAGCCGCGGGCTGCACCTCGAATACCAACCCGGGCGCACCAAACAATTCGTGGCCGGTGAGACCCTGAATCACGGCGATTATGTCTACCTCAAGGCGGCCGGCCAGCGCGTCTGGAAGGCGGTTTCGGCGAGTCCTGCACGCCTGGGCTTCGTGCAGGCCCCAGGTCCGCCCGTCAACGCAGGCGAGAAGGTCTACGTGCAGCTGGACGGGTTGTTCACCTTATCGCCCCACGCGACCCCCTCGTGGGGCCCTGGGGATCTTTTGTATCTGACGGCCGCCACCGCTGGGGACGTGGCCACTGTCGATGATACCTACTCGGCCGTGGCGCTCGTGACCGACTCGGCGACTGCCGAGATCCTCATCTTCTCGCCGCAACCAGGCGGGGGCGGTGGCGCGGGCCATCCCCAAATACACGGCGTCTTGGATCATCTCGCCGGCACCTATCCCCGCGTGCACCTTGCGCAGAATCTCATCCCCGATGGTGAGTTCTCCACGGTGCAGGCTGGAGTGATGCCTTGGTGGGGCGACGATTACGGGCCGGTCACATTCGCCCGCATCAGCAGCGAGTCCTACGTGGGCGAAGGTTGCCTGAAGATCAGCGGCCGAACCGAGATCAATACGGCCGCGGGAATCTTCCCCCTTTTCAGAACGGCTGCTGTGGGCGACTCCTACCTGCCGGTCTCCGAGAACCGGATCTACTCGGTGGAGGTCGTAGGGAGGGCCAGCGCGGGAACCGGCAACCGACTGCAGGTGATCCTCCACTATTACACATTGGCTGGCGGCCCACTTGGTACCTACACGGCGGGTGATGCCAACCCGCCAACCGCCCTCTGGGTGGCTATTGCAGACGTCGAGGTGGGTGACGCGACCGCCAACCCCTTCCCGGTGGGCACCCGCCTTCTGCGCGTAGAGGTGCGGGACATCTCCAGCAACGTCACCGCCGAGAACCTGATCGGAGCCGTGGTGTTTTACGGCCAGAGTGACTCGTCAAATGACCACGATCCTGTCACGCTCAAGGCCGGGCACGATCCTGCTCTCTCGATCAGCGGCCAGGAACTCGATCTCGCGGATGTGTTGACACCGACCGAACACACCTCCATCGGCGACGGCGCGCCGCACCACGCACGGGCGCATACAGTCACGGTGGTGGCGGACCATCCAGTAACAGGCGGGGCTGCCTTGCAGAGTACGCGCATCAACGCGGCGGGCACCGGCTGGGAGTGGATTACGCCCTGGCTCGGAGGCGGTGGCGCTTCCGCGTACCGCCAGGTGCAGTTCGTCCTCTTCGTAGATGGCGTTCAGGTGCTCGGGACGCAACGCAAGAACTTCCAAATCACTCTTCCTGAGGCGATGACGCTCAAAGAGGTCCACCTGATCTGCAAGACCGCGCCCACCGGCTCGGATATGGTTTTCGACGTGAACCTCGACGGCGGTACCATCTTCACCACTGTAGGCAACCGGCCGAAGATCGTGGTGAGTGCATACAGTGGCACCAGCGGAACACCGGATATCACGGCGGCTGTGAAGAACTCCGTACTCACCGTTGACTGCGATCAGAAGGATTCCAATGATGTCGGTGCTGATGTTACTGTCGAGATTCGCGCCCAGGCGCAGGCGGGCGGTTCGGTGTGGTTCAACGGGGCCGGGGCACCTGGCGCGGGGACCGGAAATGACGGAGACTACTACCTGCGGACCTCCAATGGCGATGTGTACCAGAAAGTCGGGGGCTCGTGGGGTTCGCCCATCGAGAACCTGACGGGTCCGGCGGGCGCAAGCACCTTCGACGCCCTGACCGACACACCGGCCAATAAGACCGGCAGTTCACTGAAGGTTGCGCGCGTCAACGTTGGCGAGACGGCGCTTGAGTACCGTGCGTTCGTGCATACGGATCTGGGCGGCGTGTCCTCGGATCAGCACCATGCGGCCGTCACCGTCGCCGACAGCACCACCATTGATCTCACCCTTGCCGGCCAGCAGATCAGCGGCGCGGCGATCTCGCAGATGAGCATCACCGCCGACGCCAGTGGCCTGAAACTCTCAGGCGATGCGACCTCGCCGGGCAACAACAAAGTCTATGGCACTGATGGGGCCGGCACGAAGGGCTGGAAGGCCGATCCAGCGGGCGGCGGCGGCGGCATGTCCTTCTTCGACACTCCCGGCAAGATGTTCGGCGTGCTACCAGCCGGGGCATCCTATTCAGTCATCGGATGTGGCCTGGGTGCGGGTGGCACACCATCACTCGACAATGACGCAACCACATCCTGGATGAAGTACACCTGTGTAGCCACCTCCGGTCAGAGTGGGGGACATATTACGAGTGTGTACACCTACACTCGCCGCCAGCATAACCCGACCTTCCTGATACACATAAAGACCGGGGCAAGTGTTGCCGCGATGCGATGTTGGAGTGGCTTCACTTCCGCCGCCCTAGGCAACGCCGACGATCCAGCCGTGAGTCTCGCGGCCTTCCGCTACAGTAGCGGTGTCTCGGCGAACTGGTACTGCTGCTGCAAGGACGGGGCCACGATGAACGCCGTGGACAGCGGGATCGCCTGCGCGGCCGCGACCAGTTTCTGGCTGAAAATCATCATCAACGACGGCGCGGGCACGGTGGACTTCTACATTGACGGGGTGCTGAAGCAAACCCTCAACGCCAACTTGCCAGCGGCGGCGACTGATCTTGGGGTTTGGGCTTGGTACTTTTACACGACTGAAGATGTGGCGAAGACCATGAGTTTTGCGGGATGGATGTGCTCGCGCGCCTCATAGGAGAACCCATAGCCCGAGGCTATCAAAATGCCACTACCCGACCTGCAAACCTACCTGGTGCTGAGGAACTAACGTGGCTACCAAGACCTACGATTTCGTTGGCGTCACCAGCCCGTCAGCCACACACGTCGGCTTTCACAACAATAACGCCGACCTTCCGCCAGCAACCGGCAACCTCGTCACGGATGCGGAGTTCAATGATGGCGAGTACCTCGGGTTGGCGACGGATGATGGTATTCATACAGACCACTTCACGAGTTCCAACCATGAGTTGTTCCAGTTTGACTGGCTCCTTGATGAGGACCGCGCCACCGTCACGCGGATTGATGCTACCGTAGATGCTCAGGGTTCTGCAGACAGCGCGAACGGATGGAACCTCTATATCCGCAACAATACGACCCCGGCATGGGAACTACTCGCAACCAAAGGCGATTACGGTTGGGAAACCCTGACCGGCGCGATCACGGCAAATCTCCTCGACTACATCACGGCCGAGGGCCGGGTTTACGTCCTGGCCGAGCAAATCGGCGTGCTCGTTGAGGAGGGTGTCTCGCTGCTGGAAGTGGATTTCGCCGAGTTGGACATCACCTACACACCTCCGCCTCCGCCCTCCACCTTCGTGCAGGCGCAGTGCAACGGATGA